GTCGTAGCGCTGGATGCATTCGTGCCACGGCAGGTGCTCGATGATCACATTGGCCAGGCGCAGGTGGACCATGCTCAGCTCTTCCTCGATGCGCAGCAGGTTGAATTTCGGGCCGTTGCCGGTGGCCACGGTGCCGAAGTTCTGCCCGTGGACCTTGCCGCCGAAGGCCAGCTTCTGCAGGTAGTAGAACCGGGCGGCGCGCTGGATGTCGGTCAGGGTCTCGGGCCGCTCCATCTGCGCCCATTCGAACATCTCGCGCGACACCAGGCTCCAGCGGAACATGCGCACGAACTCATCCAGGTGGTGGCGGACGCAGCGATACAGGCGCACCAGCTCGCCGTTGATGTCGTTGAGCACTTCCACCTTCGCCGGTGTCGGCCTGAGCAGCAGCGCGGCAGCGCCGCCCGCGAAGGCCTCGACGTAGCACTCATGGGATGGGAAATGCGGATACAGGTGTTTCAGCAGCCGGCGCTTGCCGCCGGGCCAGGGAATGATGGGGTTTGGCATTGCGTGTCCTTTGGTATGCTCGCCCCGCCCTCGCGAGGGTGACGGAGCCTTGGCTGGGACACGTGCGCAATCACGTGGTACTGGCGGCCGTCGACGTGTTGGCGCACGCCGGCGGTCGCTTCGTCTTTACGTCAGCCCGGGATTTCCCGCGGGTCGTCGCCGTAGGTACGTTCGTCCTGGATCTTGCCGTCCCTGCCTTTGATCAGGAGTTGGCAGCGCTGGCCGGCGGACTTGGCGATGTGGCAGCGGGTGACGGCTTGGGCGATGGCGTCGTCTTTCTTGTCGCACCAGTCGACGACGATGCTTTCGCGGGTGATCTCCCAGCGGCCGTCGTCTGCAGGCAGGACCTCGAAGCGGATGCGGGTGGTGGACATGCAAGGTCTCCAGTTGATTCGGCCAAAGCCACGCGGCGGATCGCGTGTGTTGCGGTGGCGGGTCAGCACTTGCCGGCGCTGGTCCGTCGCCCTGTCTTAGGGAGCGGAGAGGTAAAGTTTTACGAATTCGGGAACGCAGCTGTCGGCGGAGTGAAGGTTGATGTATAGCGCGCCACGCCTTTGGTGATCCTCAGCTCGTCCATCTTTCCCTTAAAGCGACTTCCGCCGAAGTTGAGATTGAAAATACGCGCAGGCCGGAGTGTGACGCTACCGGCGGGATCACTCCCACTTAGATCGCGACTACTTGCCAAAACGCCTCCAGCGAAAATCCGAACTTTTGCCCCATCGGCGCAGACGGCTAAATGTGTCCGAGTGTTCACCGCAAACGCTCCAGCAGCGGAAGCAGGAATTGAACCGCCTCGGTGATTCCCAGAAATAGAGCCGTTGGCATTAATCAGGATATATATGTAGTTGCCATTGTCAGTAGCCTGAAGATTCAAAAAATAACGAGTCGAGGCCAAGGCGGCAGGTGTGACGAAACACTCTATCGTCCAGATATCGCCAAGAAGCCCGCCAGTGCCAAGCGCTGAGTAGATTCCACCGGCAGTATCGTCGAACGATACTTCGGAGCCATCAAATCCAGAGGCGGTCGTAATAGCTGCGCCGCCCTCGACGGTGACAGCATTTCCTTTTTGGTCAGGGAATGAAGTGCTGCCGTTAGTGCCGTTGAAATGGAATAGCGTGATCACGTTTGCGAAGTGAGGATCGCCGCCACCGCCGCCACTCGCAGCACTTGCCACCCGCGTCATCAAATCGTATGGCCTCATGCTTGCACCAGTGCGAAATCGCAATACATCTTGTCATTGGCGGCGTTGTAGGAGACTCCGATTACGTGCTGTTTTCCGGCCACGGTATTCGCTGGAAGTGCTCCGATACGATTGGCGTACTTGCTGCCCCAAGTCAGAGCCCGCGCCGTGCCGTCGTCTTTAATTTCTATCACCATGCCCCAACCGTCAATGATGGTCGTTGCTGGGTTCGCAATAGTCAGTGCTGAAGACAACGTAGATGATGGGCGCACCAAGTCAGTATCACCATCCGGCGTGATCGTACCGCCGGCGATCGAGGCGGTGATCTTAACGGCCGCCGATTCAGAGGGATCAGGCTGCTGCAACGTCAGCTCCACCGCCTCATCGTCGGCGAAACTGCCCGCGCTGGAAACCAGCGTCACGGTCAACTTTCCGTAACCGGCTTCATCGACCTTCGCTGAGACCTCCCACTTCTGATACTTCGCCCGCGCTGCGCCAACCACGCCCTGCAGATACAGGAAGCCGCCAACCTGCAAAGTAGCCCACACCCCGGACACATCGCCCGCAGCAGCATCGGCGTCATCGATGTAGATCTCCGTCGCGCTGGCCTGCGTGGCGTGATTCCAGCGCACATTGCCCGCGCCGGGATCGCCCGCAGTGGTGCTGGCGGTGTCGGCCAGGAAGGGCTTGCGCAACAGCAAGACGGCGCCGCGCGGCAGGGCATCGCCCAAGGCCAGCAGCGGCACACCCACATCGTCGTCGCCTTGCAGGCCGGGAACGAGCTCCAGGCCGGTCAAGGCGACGGGGTTTGCCATTTCTGAAATGTTGGGCATGGTCAGTTACCTCATGAAGATCGGGTCGCCCGCCAGCGTGGTGATCAAGTCACCCGCCAGCGTTTCAAGCGGCGTGCTTTCGGTGGTGGTGTAGGTCAACGTGCGGACGTGTTTCTGCGCGCTGGCCAAGCTGTCGCGCACGGATTCGATTTCGATGCGCAATTGGCCATCGGCGGAGGGTGTGTAGGCCTGGCTGGTGCCGCTGAGTGCGCTGTGGGTTTGCACCAACACATTGTCCAGGTACCAGCGGAGGGTCGTGGTCTGGCCCGCTTCCGGGCCGATGCTGGCCATCTCGTGATCGACCAGTTGGTCGGCCTGCAGCTCGCGATCGCGATGCGCCCAAGTCGCAGTGATCTCGCCGAACAAATACGGCGGAGCCGCTTCGCCATTGATCCGCACCAACCCGGGTGGATACGGGCGGAATTGTCGCTGGTCGAAGGTGAGCGGCATGGCCGTGGCCAGGTCTTCGGCCAACTGCTGGCTTCCGGTGTTGGTCAGCAACTTGACGTTGATAGTCTCGCCGTCGGTGTATTCGGTGGTGTCGATCGCGGCGTGATCAGCGAAGAACCACAAGCGACTGCCCGCCGCATGGATTGCCGGCACCGTATCGGCGCAACCGCGGCCCAGGGTGACCGAAGGCGCAACGATATCGATGGCATCGACCCGGAAGATCTCGTCATCGATGAGTACCGGCTTACCTACTACCACCTGATCCAGTCGGTCGCTGCTGGCCAACGCCACCACCACTGGACCCGGCTCCAGGCCGATGCCTCCCACCGTGGTGGCGTTGGGGCACCAGTCGCCGTTGTTGGCCTCAATGTAGTCGCCGCCATCAGGTGCGACCCGCATCGTGTAGTCGCGGCTCTGAGCCGGATCTGCGGCAACCGCCAGCAGGTAGCCCGTTTCCCCAGGCAGCGCGGCCAAATCAGCGCGGGACAAATTCGCCACAACTTCGATATACGGCGCTTCGAAAACTCTTTGAAGCACGATGGCAACCGGCGTCTGCGGCGGCCGGGTATCCACACCGTGCTCCACCTCGATGTAGGAGGTGTCCGGCAAACTGTAGATGTCCTGCACGGCCGTGATCTTGATCGCCCCAGACTTCAGCGTGCCAGTTTCCTTCGACCCCAGGAGGCACACCATGTCCGCAATACCGCGCTTGGGCACCTGCAGGCGGAAATAGGTGTTTGGCCGCCAATCGTAGGGCTTACGCTTTGTAACAAGGTCGAAAGCGCGGGTCGGGGTGACGCTGGTGCGCAGATCCCGCTCGGCGATGCGCGCCGCCAGTGCGGCAGTCGGGATTTCCGGGTAGTCCTTGACCTGATGGATGGTGCCGAAGGCATCGATCAGCGCCAGCGCCTGCACCGGGGGAGTGACGATGGTCTCTTTGCGCACCGGATCGAAATACTTCACGCTGACGCTGTTGATCGCGTTGTCCAGGATCGACGGCTGCTCGGCGAAGCTCAGGATGTCGTCGTCGGTGAGGATCGGCAGATCCTCCAGCACATAGTCGCCGCGCGCCAGGTCCAGGTAGTACTGGCCGTCGACCAGGCTGCGGTTGATGCTGCCGCCGATCAGGTTGCAGATGCGCTGCTCGTACTCGACCAGACTCTCGGCGGAGGGGTCGTATTCGGTGCAGATGCCGAAGGCTTCGGCGTAGAGCTTGTCGGCGGAAGCGCGGGAGCTGGTGTCGTTGATGTTGGCGATGGGCTCACGGCCGATCTCGCTGTGGGTGCGGGCGTAATAGAGGGCGTGGGCGGGGTTGATGCCGGCAAGGGCGTAGTTGCGGGTGTCGATGGTGGCACCCGTCGCGATCGCTTTCACGCCGGTGTTCTGTAAGTCAATGCTGGTCCACGACTGACCCGTCGCGCTTTCCTTGGCCAGAGTCGCGCCCCACATGATGAAGCGATTCCCGACCCACTGCACGCCAATGCCAGGCTCGCCAAGCACGTCGGCGGACAGTAGCCATGTCCCATCACTGTGCCTGTACGCGATCTCACCGCTATTGGTACCGATAACGCCGTGACCGCTGGCGGCGGGCGAGAACATGGCGCAAATGCAGGTCGATGCGGTGGCGAAGGCGGGCAGCACCAGATCCGTGATCAGCGCACCGGATTCCGTGGCGATTGCACGCGGAACTGACGTGGCGATATCGCTACCCACGAACACGAACTGATTCATTTTCGGATCGAAAGCCGCATGGCTACCGGTCAAGCCGTGCATCGCGCCAACTGACCACGGCCCCTCGACGGACGTGGCGCTGAAGAGTGTGGCGTCATAGGGCCCCATCGCCACCATCAGCGATGCCGACCCCGCGACAAGAGTCAGCCTGGGGAAGTCAGGATAGGCGCGAACGCTGAAACTGACCGCCTTATCTGTCGACACGAAATAGCCGGAGAGACCGCCCGCGATCAGGATAGAACCGCCAAAGTAGACGCCCATGCGGGCACCGCCGCTTCCACCGAGGAAGCCAGCTGAACCGTGCCACACCAAAGCGTCATCTGTGTAACCCGCCGCGCTGAGGTCCCATGCGATAAAGCGGTCGCCAGCGCCGATGGCATACCCGGCGATGAAACCCACGGGGGATGTAGAACGGCTCCAATCCGCACCTCCGGCAGATGGCCGCGCGGTGGCACCCACGGCAACGACATCGGTCAATGCACCCGTATCCGCACCGAACGCGATCCTCGCCTTCTCCGGATACCAGCAGCCATCCCCATCCCAGCCCTCCACGATCTTCTCGATCTTGTGGCTCATCGGCTGCGGGTACGGGCTCATCGCGCCGTACTTGCCGCCCTTGAACACCAGTGTGGCCAGGCCGCGCCACGCGGGCTGCTGGTCGCCGAAGGTGCTGATCAGGTACGGGTTCGGCATCTGGCCGGCCTCGCCGAACATCACGTCCATGTCGCCGACGATGCCGCCCTGGTCCTTCTCGCCGCCCCACAGGTTGGGTGCGTTGATGTGGATCGTGCCGCTGGCCGTCAGCCGCCCGGCCCACGCCGTCTTGTCGCCGCCGCGGGCTTCCAGATAGGCATCGATCGGGCCGATGCCCAGGCCCACATGGAACGCAGGCAGGTACCAGTAGCCGACGGTGGGCTTGCTTCCCTTACCCACGCGCCGCCTCCTGCGCTTCGCACTCGCGCGCCCACTTCACAACCGCCATCGCCAGGCCATCGCCGGTGGCTTCAAGCACCTCGGCAGGGATGCCGTGGCGCACAAAGGAGCGCCAGTCCAGACCGTGCCGCTTGAACCACTCCCGCGACTTGCCGCGGCAGAAACCGTTGCGGGTGCTGTAGCCGGGAATGGTGAATAGATGGCGTGAGGTGACAATCACTTCTTGCCACCCTTCGACTTGATCGGGATCGTGCCCATTTGCTTCCACGCCAGAATGAATTCGTCTTCCACCCAGCACGTGCCGAAATAGTGCTTGGCGCTCTGTCCGTCCTCGGTGGTGGGTGCCTCGCCCTTCTGCGGCTTGGGCGCCTCGGGCTTCGGGCGCATGGCGTAGGAAATCACCGCGGCCACGACCATGATGATCAGCTGGATCACCCAGATCGGCCAGATCGCCTTCATCTGCGCCACCGGCGGCGGATCCAGCGCCACCAGCACCATGCGGATCAACAACACGATGAAGACCAGGGCGGCCATGCACACACACACCCAATGCGCCCGCTCACCGCTGCGCGTATCCAGCCACCAGTAGCGGAAGCGCCAGCGCTTGTCGTCGTACCAGTGGCGCAGCGTGTCGATCAGCCCCATGACATGCTCACTCCGTCCGTCGGGTTCTTGATCGGCTTGAAGAACGCGCCGCCGTTGTTGATCGTGTTGCCGCGCGCCTCGCACGCGGCCCAGGTGCGCGGGCAGCCGGGCAACACGGTGACGGCCAGGCCAGCGGCCAGATCGGCGGCGCCGTAGAGCAGCACGATGTCGTTGCCGGTGTGGCGCATGATGGAGCGGCGCTCGATGAGCCCATCCTCACGCAGCCAGGTCGCGGTGCCGCCGGCCAGCGACAGCGGCGCGGCGCCAAAGGCGGCGGCGGTGGCGGTCAGGCCGTTGACGGCGTACAGCGTGGCGGTGAGGGCGAAGGGCAAGGTATAGGCGGTGACGACATCACCCACCGCCAGCCCATCGGCATCGTCCACGGTAAGGGTGGTGCCGGCGTGGGCGGTGATGGTGGCCACGTGCGGCACCAGTCCTTCCCCGGGGACTACTTCCTCGGTGTACCAACGCACCTTGCCGCCCACGAAACTGCGCGCCTGCGTGGTGAACTCCGCTGCCGTCAGGTTATTGCCGCTGACCGCAGTCAAGCCGGCCGGAACCGTGATCGGGATGCCGTTGGGCAAGAGGTTGCAGCCACGAATCCCCGTGGAATACACCGTCTTCCAGCAAGCCCGCTGCCACTTCGCCCCCAGGTTGCGGATCTTGTCGGTGCCGCTGCTGGGCTCGCAGACCAGCGTCAGTTCCACATCGGTGAACTTGGGCTGCACCACTTCGCCCATCCACTCCACATGCGGCGGATCGGTGTCGCCGAAGTGCGTGGCCAGGCAGGTGACATGGACCTTGTCGCTGGGCACGAAGGGGAACCACACATCGCCCAGGTCCTGCGTGGGCGGGAATTCCTCCGCATTCGGGTCGCGCAGGTACGGCATGCGGATGGTCAGCTCATCCTTCGCCGACTCGGCCGTCTGCTCGATCGCGCTGCGGCTGATCGGCGCGGCCAGATAGGTGTTGGCGCCAACCACGTAGTCGCGATCGCAGGTGGCGAAGCGCCAGACCTTGGCCTGCAGGGTGAAAATGAAAAGGTGGATCGGCTTGCCGGTCCACTGGCCCTGTTCGAAATCGTCAAAGGCCATGCTTCACCGCCCGGAACGACAGATCGCATTGCACGGTGTCGTAGTTCCACCAGATCAGCTTGTTGACGTCGGTGTCCTGCCGGCACAGGGCCATGAAGGACACGACCGCCACCGCGCTGGCGGCGAAGCCGGTGGCGATGGCGCTGTCCAGGGTCAGGCGTTCGACGTCGGCGCTTTGCTCCACGGCCGCGGTGATGCGCCGATACAGCACGGTGCCGTCCGCCAGCTGGAGGCGGATGTCGCGGCGGTTGATGGCCAGCGGCCGCGCGGACAGGCCGCTGTGCTCCACGTCGACGGTGGTGGCGCCGTTGGCCACGGTGGCGACCACGCGCAGGTCCTGCGCCCAGCTGGGGACCCAGATCGGCGCCCAGCGGCCGCACAGGGCATACAGCAGGCCCAGGAACGCGGCGATGGCCGGACGGCCGACCAGGGCGAAGGACATGCCCGTGCGGCCCAGCGGGATGCCGACCAGGTCGGTGGTGACGATGGGGCCGGTGTCTTCGTCGACGGTGAGCAGCTGGCGCTCGGGCGTGGTTTCCGGGTCGCTGGTCCACACCGGCGTCCACTCCAGCACCGGCGCGCTGCGGTAGCTGGCGGCGCCGGGGTCGGGTTCCACTTCCAGCAATTCGTCCAGGAGGAAGGAAACCTGGTACGGCGAATCGTCGCCGGTGAAGCGCGACAGCGTGGGCATGCCGTCCAGGTGGCTGGTGCGCAACGGCACGACGCGGGTGCCGGTGGCCCAGGCGAAGGTGGTGGCGCCGACCAGGGCGAGGTGGTCGGCTTCGACGGTGTCGATCTCGACGACTTCGAAGCGACGCGGATCCTCGGCGATCAGCAGGGCCTTGCCGCCGGCGGTGAAGCGGCGGTCACTGGTGTCGAAGGGAACGCTGCTGCTGGCGGCGGCAAGCGGTGCGGCGAGCTGGGCTGTGTCCATGACCAGGGGCACTTCCCAGCGCCCTGCCCCGTTGGCGTTGAGCAGGGTTTCCATCCAGCGGCGGTTGCGGGCGGATTCCAGGCCGTCGAAGGCGATGGTGACGCGCGGGGCCAGGCGCAGGCGACGGGTCTGCTCGGGGCCGGTGACGGCGGGCAGGACGTCGGTGAGCCAGGCCAGTTGTGCGGAGACGGTGCCGGCGGCGGCGAAGGTCCAGGGAACCGGGACGCCCATCAGGTGCCCCGGCTCAGTCCGCCCCAGTTGCGGCGGACAATGGTGACCACGGCCCGCTCACCGGCAGCGCTGGCCAGCGCATCGGCGATGGCGTCGTCACCGATGGCGACGATGGGGGTGGTGACGATGCCTTGGCTGGCGTTGCCGCCGCGCTTGAGCTGCTCCTGAAGCGCAGCTTCCTGCTCCTTTGTGCGGATGCGCTCGCCTTCTTCCACGATGATCGGGAGCTCACCTGGGCGAAGGCCAGCGATGCCGCCGCCGTGATAGCGCGGGGCGTTCCCGAACACCAACGGATTGATGTTGTGCCGGGTCATGGTCAGCGAACCGGCCGTTCCGCCCCCGTGGGCAGCACCGAAACTGCTCAACGCACTTGCGGCGCGCATGATCGCCGCGGCAGTGGTCGCCGAGCTTATCAACGCAGCACCCACGGCAGCACCCGCCGCCGTCAGGATGCTGGCCGCCGTCGTTGCCCCCGCTGTCGTGGTGGCGGCCGCAGCGACCGCCGATGCGGTGGTAGTCGCGCCAGCCGTCGCCGCAGCAGCAGTCGTGGCAGCAGCTGCCGCCGTAGCCGCCGTGGTCTCAGTAGCAGCATTGGCGGTAGACCCCGCGAGGTCGCTGCCGAAGCTGGATACCCAGCCGCGGATCGTATCCACGATGTTCTTGCTGAAGTCCTGGGCGACCGTCCCGAACACATTGGTTGCGAAATCGCTGAAGAGTTGCTTGACCGTGTCAAGCGTCGACTGTGTCCGGTCGAGCAGGTTGTTCCAGAACGTGTTCAGTGCGCCCAGGCCGGCATCGGCGATGCCCTGGCTGAACTGACTCATCGATGCCTGGATGTTCGCGATGCTGGTGTCGAGCTCCAGCAGGCCTTGCTGGGCAGCGGCATACTGCGGGTCGGCCTTCGTCATGCCCGCCAGCCATGCGAACTGGCGGGCCCGCAAGGCGAGCAATTGATCCAACGATTGCTGCCGTATCTCTTTGAGTCGGCGCTCGCCCTCGATGGCGCCCAGCGTGCCGGCATCCATCTGCGCCGAGATCGAGCCCTCGGTTGCCGAGAGTGTCCCGCTGATCTGGGACTGCTGGGTGCGGAACCCCTCGAGCTTGGTCTTGTTGAGCTCTTCCTCGGCCTTCTTCTGCTCGCGTGCGGCATTGACCGCGACTTCGCCACGATCACGCTGCAGGATGATGATCTGCTCTTCCAGGCGCCGACGCTGGTCTAGGCCCTTGGTGACTTCGAGCTCGGACTGTGCCTGCTCGATTTGCAGGTCGATCAAGCGTTGTTGCAGCTCCACGCGCTTGGCGTAGTAGTCGGCGATGCTGATCTGCTGGTCTTCCAGCTGCTGGTCAAGCTGCTCCTGTGCGCGCTTGACGCTGTCCTGCAGCAAGGCAGTGCTGGCGGCAATATGCTCGATCTTCGCGCTGGTGCCTGACTTCTTGCCCTTGTCCCCACCCGAACCCTCACCCAGCAATTTCCGGATGGTTTCGAGCAACGCCTGCGACGCGGGGGTTGCTTGCTGCGCAGCAGAATCGATTCCTTTCGTTGCCGACGTCGCATTGGCTGCCGCGTCGTCGAACAGCTTGCCCACGTTGGCGATGTCGCTGGCGGCCTCCGATACGCCGGACGTCATGGCTTTGAAGCCGTTGGCGATACTGTTCTTGCCGGAGATCAAGCCTTCAAGGTTCGCCTTGACGGTTGCGCCGGCGTCCTTGGTGAACTTCGCAAACACGAGGAACGGGTTTTCGCCGGACAGCAGCCCCTTGCCTGCGCGGGCGACCACGCCAAGCGAGCGGGCGAACGTCCCGACGATGGTGCCGGCAATGGTGGTGACCGCCGTGTTGCAGAAAGCGAGGACATTGACCAGCCCCTCGACCACGTTCTTGACGATGATGGCGCCGGCGGCAACCACCTTCAGTACGCGCGCCAGGAACTGCCCACCCTGCGCTGCGAAGTTGCTGGTCTGGCCGGCCTTGGCTGCTTCCTCTGCATAGCCGGAAACTGCCGGCACCACATTGCGGATGGTCTCGTTGGCAACACCGGCAAGCGCGCCCTTCAGGCGATCCAGATTGTCGTTGAACTCACCTGCTGAAGCAGCAGCCTCACCACTGATGACATTGCCGGTGGCGGCGGCCTGGTCGCCATATTCCTGCAGCTTCTGTTTGCCTTCGACCAGCAGCGGGATCAGTTCAGCCCCCGACCTGCCAAACAACTTGACGGCCAGCGCGGCACGCTCTGGGCTGTCCGGAAGGCTTGCGAAGACATCGGCAAGGTCGAGGATGACCTCCTCGGTCGACCGGAAGTTTCCCGCGGCATCGCGCGTGGACACTCCGACGCCGTTGATCACCTTCTCGCTGGCGACCATGCCCTTGCTGAGCTTGACGACGGCGCCGTTCAACGACTCGATGGTCACGCCGGAGAATTGCGCTGCATACGCCAGGCGCGAGAGGGACTCCGTGGACATTCCGCTCTGCAGCGCAAGTTCACCGATCCGGTCTGCACGCTCCAGAGCATCGGCCAAGCCGTGCACGCCCGCTGTCAGCGTCTGTACACCGACATACGCACCCAACAGGTTTCCCAGCTGCGTGCGGATCTTGCCGATGCCAGTGGACCAGGCGCTGGAATCTGGCGCCGACTTCGCCGCCTCTGCCTTGACCTTCGCCAACTCTCCACGCAGCAAACCCAAGCCGGATTTAATGTCGTTTAGATCCGCCGAGATACGGACGCGGAGATTGGCTGCGGGCTGTGCCATGTCAGTCGATCAGGCTCTTGAGGTATTTGGAGAAGGAGTTCTTGTCGTACTGCGCCGCGCGGGCATTGATCAGCTCTTCGGCCATGCGTTGCTTATGTGCACGCTGCGAGGCAGCAGTGAATGCCCGCAGCTGAGCAAGGGTCATGTTCTTGACTTCGGTCAATGAATAGCCGGCTCCGACAAGTCGCTGGATTGCATCGAACCAATCCCATTGCGCGGGAGGCTTTGCGCGTGATCCTGGGCGGCCCGTACTGCCCGGATCACCCTGGTAAAAAAAGGTGTGTTTTGTTCCACCACGGTTCGCGCCAAGGCAAGCAGCTCGCTCGCATCGGAATGCTCGGCGATGAATGCCGCTGGCTTGTCGGCCGCGATCGCCAGTGCAGCGACGATCGCCTCGCCGTGCAGCTCCATTACATCGGCGAGCATCGCGTCGTCGCTGGTCAACCACTCCGGGTGCAGCCCGCTGAAGAAGTCGACCACAACGGGCCTCACCAGGCGCGAGAACGCGGGCAGCTTGCCGATGGTGAGCGGCCGGATCTCCAGCCGCTCACCCCGGAACATCACAACCGTCGGTTGGGGATCCAGAACTTCCAGATCGTCCGACATCAGTCGACGACCTCCACGGTGAAGTACTGGCTGACGCCCTCGCCGGTCTTGGTGCCGTCCGACAACAGCGAGCCGTTGACCTGGCCGGTGAGGAACTCGTCGCCGATCAGCGCCATATCCTGCAGCACGCTGCCGCTCACCTTGTGCAGGACCACGCGCACTGCCTTGCCGCTGCGCGCCTCGTTCAGGCCGACGAACATCGCCTCGTACTGCATGTTGGCGTTGACCAGCGCCTGCACCTTCTTCTGCGCCGCGTAGCTGTAGTCGATGTCGCAGTTGGCCGCACCCGCGACCGGCGCCGGGATGGTGGAACCCGTCGGGATGTACAACTGACCGTCGCGCAGCTCGTAGTCGGTCACCGCGGTGTACGGCGTACCGCCGCCCACCGGTTCCACGCTGGTGATGGCCGTGGCAATCTTGGCCAGCGGCGTATAGCCACCCTTGTAGGCCACGACACTCTCTGCCGTCGCGGCGCCACCGGCGATGGTGTCGATGTCCGCACGCAGGCCGCGGGCGTAGTTTTCCGCACTGAAGTCGGTGAAGGTGAAGCTGAAATCGACGCCGGACAGGCGACGCACCTCGTTGCGCTTGTTGCCACCGGGCTGGGTGTAGTCCTGCAGCGAGATCACGTTTTCCTGCGGGGAAAGGGTGAGCGCACTGATGTTGCCGACCGGCAGGAACGGCGCGGGACTCTGGAACTCGCGGATCAGCAGGGCACCGCTCAGGAGCGCGCTGTAGTCTTGGGTGGGGATCATGATGATTCTCCTGGTTACGGGTTACGGATCGGGATGTGACCGGCGGCGGTGATGACGACACCGATCCACCCGGCGCCGGCGGGCGGATTGAGAGGTTCGGCGGATTGGTATTTCGGGAACTCGTAGCCGACGGGGAAGTCGGCGTATTTCATGTCGAGCGCACGCTCCAGGTCGGAAACGATGGCGTCCAGCTGCGCCTGCGCCTCGTCGCCATCGGCGTGCACCTTGGCGATGATCGACACCGTGGTCAGGCGCTTGACGCGCTCCATGCCCGACGAAGCACGCTCCTGCCGCGCCCACACGACGGCGACGAACGCGCCATCGGTGTCGACCTTCGGCTGCGGCTCCAGGGTGACGAACAGGCCTGCGTCCGTGTTGAAACCGTCGACCACCTTGATGCGCGCAAGGCAGGTTGCGATGGCGGCCAGGTAGGTGGAGCGCGGGCTAGCCATGCTGCACCCACCACACGCTGAGGCTTTCGTCGAAGCGGACGCGCTTGGCCAGGGTGAAGGTTTCGGCGCCGATGACCACCTGGGCCATCGCGACCGGCTCCACTTCCGCCCGCTGGAAGGTGATGCGCGTGCGCCGCAGCGACACCGGCGCCGCGTCGTCGCCGAAGTCCTCGACATCGCGGTCGACCAGCACCCGGCACGCCACGCCCGGGCCACCGCCCGGCGCGGTGTAGACCGCGTCATCGGCCATGCCGGCGCCCAGGAAGGCGCCGACGGCAGCCGCGTCGAAATCGCGCAGGAAGGCGGCCTGGTTCATGCCTTCCCCCTGAACTTGGAGGTCTGCACGGCCTTGTCCAGCTCGCGCTGGAAATGGAATGGCATCAGCTTGTCCCAGGAGCGCTGGGCCAGGCGGAAGATGTCGTAGCGCGGCTTGTACTGCGCGCCGCGCACGAAGATCATCAGCGAGCGTACCGCGCTACCGAAGCCGGTCTGGAACCGCTGGTAGATGCCGGGCAGCATCCGGCCGCGCTTGGTCTTCTGCGCGAAGAACTCGCCGCCGCGGATGCCCTTCTTCGCCGCACGCCGGCGCCGGCGATCACGGCTGGTGTCGGTTTCGTTCTGCAGCGGATCCTGTCGGGCACCCAGTTGCGACAGCACCGCGCTGATCTGGCCCTTCCTGATATTTCCGTAGGCGTCCAGCTGCGCGCCCTTGCCGGGCACGGCGAACATGCCGGCCGGCATCGCGCCTTTCGCCTGCAGCAACACTTCCAGGCCGGTCTTGCGGCGCGTGCCGCCCTCGACCTCGGGCAGCAGGTACTTCGCCGGCGGCGTGCCGTTGGTGGCTTCGTCGCGCAGCTTCACCACGGCGAACAACTTCTGCTTGGTCGCCTTGGTGTACTGCGCCGCCTTGGTGGTGAGCGGAACAGGACGATCGAACACGCGCGGCGCCGCTTCCGCCCAGGTCTGGCGGATGGCGAACGCGGTGGCGTTGACCGCCTGCATGGTGGCGAACGGCAGGTTGTGCCGCTCGATCTCCGTGAACCGGTGATCCAGCACCTTGTCGGCGTCGACTTCGATCTTGAGCAGGCTCACGGTTGAGCCTCCACCGCGCAGCCCGCACGGAACACGGCGCTGCGCGTCGCGATCAGTTCTCGCTGGAGCCAGCCGATCCAGGCGTCAGCTTCGTCTCCGGCTTCAACATCCTCTGCCGCGCCCTGGAACCGAAGGTCGGCGTAGCCATCCTGTCCGCCGGCAGCGGCGAAAGCTGCACCTGGGGCGCCGAAGGGTTGATAACCGGTCCAGTGGTCTTGCAGCTGCACAGTGCCAGCACGCAGAGCGCGGACAGTAGCAGAACGAGTCGATTGCGCACGGGCGAGTTCCTCTGCATGCGTCGCGTCATTCGCGGCGCGGTCGGTCTTGTACAGGGCGTTGGCCGCGGCTACCGCATCGGCGACGGCCTTGGTCTTTGCGGCCAGGTCGGCCAGCACGGCGGCATGTTCCTTCCGGGTGGCGACGTGGGCGGCGACTTCGGCGTCGTATTTGCCTTCCCACTTCGCCGCGCCCTTGCTGCAGCCGCCCAGGAACGCCAGCGGCGTGCACAGCAGCAACAGCGCCGCGAACACCGTGGCGCGGGCGCCGCCCAACAAGGCGATGACGGCGCTCACCCGCGCGGCCCGCCGTGGTCCATGCACAGCGCGGCCAGGCCGATCACGAGGATCGCGCCCAGCGCAGTGCCGATGGCGAGGCCCAGGACGAACATCAGGCGCCGGCCTGGTCCGAGTCGTCGGGGATCTTCGGCAGGCTGAAGCCTGGCAGGCCTTGGCCCTTGATGCGGAACAGCAGGAAGATGGCACTGAGCGTCTGCAGGGCCATGCCCGCCGAATCGGCGCCCAGCAAATCGCCGAACTGCGACCGCAAAGGCTCCCAGGCATCGGCGAAATAGCGCAGCAGGTCCACGATATAACCGCCGAGCGCGATGCCGGCGGCGCTCAGCCACATGGTGTAGCTGCGCCAGGCGGCTGCCAGCGGCACCGCGCCGTGTCGGGTGAACTTGTCGTAGAAGATCCACGCCAGGGCGATCAGTGCGACCAGGATCAGGGTGAAGAGAATGTGCATTGCGGTTTCCTTAGTTGGCCCGGGGAGATTCAGCCGCCGGTTTTGAACATGGACAGGAACTTGATTACTGCCGTGGTGATGGCCGACGACACCGTCCCGATGACGATCAGCGTCTTCCACCCGCCCTTTGCCTCGGTGATCGTCTGATGCATCGAAGCCACCATTCGCTTGATGTCGTCAACGTCGTCATCGAGCTTTTCAACCTTTCCTTCCAAACGACCCAGATCGCGATTCAATTGCTCCGTCACGGCTCCGCCCCCTGTTGGCGTTGCATCGACCTCAAGACCGTGCAGCGGCATAGGCCGCCGCCAGCTTCGTGTCGTATTTATTGATGGCGTAGTTGCTGCCGTTGTAGCCGCGCGCGAACGCGGCCCAGTCCTTCGCACGCAATGCCTTGTCCAGCCCCTGGCCGATGACGAACTCGCAGAACAGCGCGAGCTGTGCATCGGGACCGTGGTGCATGGCCAACACGAAACCCATCACCGACTTTTCGCCGCAAGCCTTCCAGTTGAATCCCATGATCTGGAAGGCGCCCCACGACGCCGCCTGCACCGCGGCGATGCCGTCCAGCTGCACCGCCTGGTAGAGCCGCAGGTATTCCGCCGCGCCGCCGCTGTAACCACCAGGCTTGCTGGCGGACAACGTGGGATGCGTGGCATCGAAGCGGCCGTTGGTCAGGCTGGAAAACTTGTGCCGTTCGAACAGGATCTTCGGGCGTCCGTCCGGCAGGAACCCATCGCCCGCCGCTTCCACCGCGGCCACGGCCCGCACCGTCGCCACGTCGACGCCAAGCCGCGACGCGGCCCGGGTCAATCCAGCAGTGGTGAAGGTGCGGCTCATGAGCGCGTCAGATTCCAGGCAAGGTGAAAGGACTCACCACCGCACGCGCCACCCGGGCGTATGCGTGCGGTGGTGGCCTAGGCTTAGGCGGTGACGGTCGAGTTGCCCGGGGTCAACTTGATCGTGCAGACGGTCTCGAGGTTGGCGCCCGCGGCCCAGGCCACCGCACCACCCATCACGTCACCGCTGGCGCCAGTCGCCGCGCTGTCGTCGAACGCCCCCACGCCGCTGCCGGCGCTGACATCGAACAACAGCTTCTCCCCCTGGGCGAAGACCGCTGCCGAGACTTTCGGCACGTTGTTGAATACGCCCTCGACGGCGACACTGCCGGTCGCGCCATTGGCCAGCGTGACCAAGGCGACCCCGAGGGTGCCGCCGCCGACCTTGACCACCTGACCCGACGCAACCGTCGCGCCGGTGCCGTTGGTCCACTGGATGACGGAGCCATCCGATTCGAAATTTTTTGCCATGACGCGTGCTCCTTGAGCCTATGGGGTTGCAGCCCGTAGTCGCCTACGGGCTGCGGGAGGAATCAGCCGTTGCGGACCGCGCCGCGGAAGTCGATGGCACCGACGCCGTAGTCCATGCGGACCTTCCAGCGCGAACCGTCGACGGTGAAGCCGTCCTGCTGGTCCAGGAAGGGCTGGTCTTCGCCCTCCAGGAAGGCGACCTCGATCACCGGCGCCTCGTTCGGATCCGCGAACAGGTACCACTTGGTGTCGGTGATGCGCGGCGTATCCACCACGTCGCGGAAGAGGCCGGCGCAGATATTCGGCTTCTGCAGCTTGTTGGCGGTATCCGGGTCGTACTGGGCGGTGTTGATCACGCGGGCGGTGCTGCCATAGACCAGGCCGCTGAGGAACACAGCCGGACGCAGGTCCAGGAAATCGTTGCCGCTGATGTCCTTCTGGCCGGCCAACTTGACGCGGGCCTCATCGACGGTGGTCACGGTCGGTGCGCTGGCGCCGGCCAGGTTGTTGTGCGCATTATCGAACAGCGCCACGCTGTCGCCCATGGTCGGGTTGCTGGCCAGCAGCGCGTAGGCGTCGGACTCGACGGTACGTGCCGCGGCCCGACCCTGCATGGAAGCGAGGCCGATGAAGGCCCCGAGGTCATCGTTGATGATCGCCTGGCGAGACAGGTTGATGATGTTGCCCTTGGTGCCGGCAGTGATGCTGGCCTTCTCGCCGTCGGGGATCGCCTTGTTCTTGAACTCGCCCAGCTCGTTCAACGAATCGAGGTTGCCCAGGCTACCCACGCGATAGCGAGGATGCGCCCGGAAGTCGCTGACCGTGCCCTTGGCGCACCAGCGCTGCCAGGTATCGGCGGCGATCGCGTACCCCGCCTGCAGCGATTTGTGCATGGCGTTTTCGAGCAGGATCGGGAAATCGCTGCCGCTCTGGGTGAAGGCGCGCCCCACCATCTCCAGCGCGGACATGCCTTCGGTGCGCACGCCGATGCGGGTGAGGCACATGCGCGCCAGTTCGCGCAGGGCCATGCCGCGAGTCGGGTTGGCGCCGTCCACCGCGTAGCGGCTCTTGGTGGTCGGATTGATGATCAGGGCGCGGGCGAGCAGTCCGTCGGAAGCGGCGCCGCGGAACTTGTCCGCTTCATCCGCTCCGGCCTGCACGCGGTTGACGTGGCCACCCGCAGCGGTGTCGCGGTTGACCTGTTCGTCCAGGATCAACTGGCGCACCTTGTCGACACTGTGGCCGGCTCGCAGGTAGTCGGCGGCACGGTCGGCATGGCCGTGGCGTGCGCAGAGGTCGACGATGTCTGCCGAACGCTGCGTTTCCTGCGCGGAGATTTCGGCGGCGGTCGGTGCCGTAGCAGCGGCCGGCGTCAGGTTCACGGGATCCGCCTCGGCGGCGGCACGGGTGGCAGCAGCAGCTGCAGTAGCGGATTGGGGCATGACGGGCTCCGGGGTGGGTTGCGCCGAGGTGGCGCGGGTGAACACGCAGGGCGAAGCGCCCGGCGCGGATTCGGGTGAACTACGGGTGGTGGCCGATGCGTCGGCGGGCACGGTGACGAAGCTGATCTCGTGCGGACGCCATTCCACGGCGCGATAGACCGGGACTTCGCCAGGGGCTTCATCGATCTGATAGCGCTGGACGGTGTAACCGACGCTGATGTTGCGGATGATCTTGGCGAGAATGTCCTGGACGATGCCGGAAATATCTTCGCGCTCGCTCAGGCGAAGCGTGGCGTGGCCTTCGCCGCTCACAATCGTCGCGCCATCAACCACGCCGATCTGATTGCGGATCGACCAGGTCCCATGATCCGCCAAGACAGCAGCGTTGCCGGATTCCAGGCGCGACATATCGACCGCGCCGGCCTCCATCGAGAGTTCTTCATCGTAGTAGCGTCCTTCCCACCAATCGAAACGGCGGACGCGGACGCCTTTCCCCCAGGTCACCTCGATGGTGCGGGTCTCGGCGTTGTAGGTCTCGGGTAACAGACGCGCTTCCATCAGTTGCGAAGGCATCAGGCGCGTGACATTGCTGGGCTGGGTATTGGGTTGCGGCATGGGTCAGTCCTTCTTCGGCGCGGTGCCGTCATCGGGTTGAGGCGCATTGCCTGCGCCTTTGGTCATGAGCAGGCGCATCAGGTCGAGAGCTCCGCTGGATTGCATGGCTTGGTAGTCCTTGCCCATCTCCGCGAAGACCTGCTCGGGCTTGTAGCCACGGCGGCGAAGCGCTTCGGAGGGACTGAGCAGTCCGGAACCGATGGCCTGAACTTCGGCGGCAACGTCCTGCGTCGGATTCACGTAATCCCATCGCGGGGTGCTGTGATCGATGGAACGCTTGCCGTTGGTGCTGGCTTTGCCGACCAGGGTGGCGGCATCGATGAACCATCCGCAGATGCGCTCACACATGCGCGGAATGACCACCAACCATTGTTCCTGCTCGGTATCTCGACGGAACTCGATCTGGCGGATTCGCGCACTGGAGAAGTTCACTTCCACCATGTCGCCGGTCAACGACTCGTAGGGAACCCCGAAGCCGGCGGCGATCAGGTGCAGGTTGAATTTGCAGTACTCGACATAACCGCCGGCGGGCTTTGGCTCAACCGTCGTCATGTTCAGGCCGGGCATCACTTCGGTGATGCCGCCGCTCGGTAACACGCCGAGGTCGCCATACTTGCGATCGCTGTTTGGATCGCTCGGCGATACCGCAGAGCCGTAGGCAGTGATTCCGGTGCTCAGCGCTTCCGCATCACCCGACACCACGATGCCGAGGCGAGTCTCCAGGTTCTTGCGCTGGAGTTCCGCGTCCTCGTACAACATCAGGTCCCGCGTGCGGGCGATGATCGAGGCCATCCGACTGATACCGCGACCTTGGCCCGGTCGGGTCGGAGCGAACAGATGGATGATGTCCGAGGCATCCACACGCTTGCTGGCGCCGGCACGGCCGAACCAGCCGCGGGTCTCGCCCGGGTGCTGTTCGTACAGCCAATACCCCGCGGGCTTCCCCAGCGCGTCGTATTCGATGCCGTTGATGATGGTGTTGCCGACCTTGGCCGTGCTGTTCTTGCTTCCGTCCAGCCAGTCGATTTCAAGCAACTGCAGCTGCAACGGCACTGGCAGGCCATCCGTAGGCCGGCGCGTGCGGCGACGGATCAGGACTTCACCGTCCTGGACCATTGCCCGATAGGCGGCGGCCTGCAGGCCGTAGAGATCGAAAATCGCATCCGCATCCGCGACCGCGCTCCACTGCGCCCACAGCGGGTTGAGCTTGTCGGCATCAGCGCCATCGAAGCGCGGCTCGATGCCAGTGCCAATGGTGGCGCTGACCAGCACCTGCAGGCCGCGCGAGATATAGGGAACGTTCTGGACCAGGGCGCGAGCGCGGATGCGGAGCTCACGCGCATCGGCGGCGTGGTCCGTGTTGGCGCTGGCCCCGGCGCGGCGTGGACGCCAGCCATCGGTACGGGCGGCGCCTTCATAGGCGCGGGCCAGCATGGCCCTCGAACGCCGGCGACGCAGGCCGGCATCCGGCGACCACCAGCCAATGACACGATCCAGGATCGTTACCGGCGCGGCCATCAGTCGCCCCGCCCTGTGGCGAAAACGAAACGACTATGGCCGCGCCGGCCGTTGCTCAGGGAGAGCTGCTGGGCGACGTGTTGGCGCGCCTGCAGCAGTTCGTCCATCGACCGGTATTTCACGCGGCGGTCGGCGTACTGCACCTCCAGCGTGCTGCTGGCGATGGCGCGGTCGAGCGCGTCAAGATCGGCCTGGGTGTAGGCCATCAGGGCGTCCGGGAGTGGGGGGCGATGCGCATGGAGCACATCGTGGAGAAGTCAGTGCGTCACTTTTAGGGGAAAGTGACGCACCCCTATTCACCGATGACGCGGTACAGCGTGGTCCTATGTATTCGATACTGTTTGCAGATCGCCCGTACGGACCTGCCCGACGCCAGTTCCGCGCGCAATTGATCGACCGGCCATTGCACAGACGATGGAATGTAGAGCTCCTGTGCCGGGTATTCCTCGCGCAGGTACTCCACCACCGCACGCACCACGTCGTGTATTTCATCGGCATCGCGCTTCAACCGCAGGGCGGCCCCGATGGACAATTCGTCGACCAGCTGCTCGACCAGGACCTTGCGCTTCGTGGTGTGACGGCTCACCAGTTTCTCCGAAAGCCAGAGCGCTGGGCAGTCGAGGCAACTGGCGCCGCGGCAGGCGGCGTTTCACGGGAATCCTTCGTTCCGATGACGGTTGATTTAGAGGCCGATGTTTCACGGGAATCCACGACCACGGCTTCCGCCTGCGCCACCCGCGCTTCCAGCGCATCCCAGTCCGCCTTGGTGTAGCGGTGCATGCGCAGTTCCGGATGGTGGGTGGCGGCGTAGGCGTACACCCAGGTATCCAGTGGCTCGTTGCGGGTGACGCGCTTTTCGAAGCGGTTCTTGACCGGGTTGTAGATCTCCGACACCAGGCCGGGGAAGAACCCCGCATCGGCGGTGAGGTCTTCGCTGAAATGCACCAGGCGCGCTTCGGCCTGCTTGTCTGCATCGCTGGACAGGCGGCTGTAGAGGTAGTGCTTCGCCGCCACCGTGCCGACGTGGTAGATGGTGATGCCGCGCTTGTCGGTGCGGCCGCGCCAGTTGACATCGGCCAGCTTGCCCTTCGACAGCAGCGGCGCGTTGTTGGGCACCGCGCCGAAGATGGCCATGGGCCGGGTGATCATGCGCTGGCGCACGTAATGCTTCACCGCTTCGGTGCGGTGGCCGCCCGCATCGATGGCGGCGGACAGGATCCGCATGGCGCCGCCGTCGACGCGCTCGATTGGCCGGTTGAGCAGGTCGGTCAGCTGCACCCACACGCCGTCGTCTGCCGGGTCGCCGGGCAGCTCCACGTAGTCGAGCGTCCACGCCGCCATACCCCGGCCCCAGCCGACGATGTGCACGGCCAGGCGGTTGTCCTGGGTATCGACGCCAGCGGTGATGGCCAGCACCTCGCGCACCGCGGTGCGCAGGCGGTAGGGCTCGGCGCGGTCGGCGACGATGTTGTGCTTGACCGCCCGCATGGCCGGGTCTTCCCAGGTCTCGGCGAGGCGGTCGTTGATGAAGGTCTTGAGGCTGGCCGGATCGTTCTGCGCTTCCAGCCATTCGCGCACCAGGTCGACCCAGCGCGGGCCCAGGCCGAACTGGTAGTAGAGGCAGTTGATGGTGTAGCCGCGGATGGCGGCGTCAGGATTTTCCGCAACCCAGCGGCCGGCGGCGATCATCGCGGTCTTGTTGTGTTCCTCGATGCAGACGCCGCACTCGCTGCAGGCGTACCAGGCGTGCTTGGCATCGGGCGACCAGTGCAGGCCGCTCCACTCCAGCGGCTGCATGTGGCCGCAGTCCGGGCACGGCACGTGGAAGCGGCGCTTGTCCGAACGCTCCCACATCTTGTCGATGCGACTGATGCCCGCGATACCCGGGGTGCTGATGTACAGGCGTTTGTAGCTGCTGGGGAATGCCGACGTGCGCCCTTCCAGCATCTTCACCGGATCGTCGCCGGTGCTGAGGACTTCCGGGAATTCGTCGATCTCGTCGACGATCAGTTTCTTGACCGTGGTCGACTTGAGCCGCTTCGGGCTGCCGGCGTGTTCCAGGTACAGCTGGCCGCCAGCGAAATCCTTGAACGTGCGCTGGTTGGCGCTGTCGCGGCTGGCCACGCTGGTCAGGGCGCGTTGCACCGCGGGCGATTCGTCGAGCATCGGGTTGAGCTTCTGCGCCACCCATTTGTTCATCGACACTTCGCCGGGCAGGCAGACCATGATCGGACCCGGGTCGTAGTCCATGGTGTAGCCGACCATGTTGCTGGCGATCTCGGTCTTGCCGAACTGGATGGGGAACTTGCACACGGCGTCGCGCACGGGGTTGCGCGCCGACATGCAGTCCATGGGCTCGCGCAGCGGCGGGTTGCGGTCGGTGACCCAGCGCCCTGGCACTGCGCTGCCCTTGCTGGAGAGGAAGCGGTTCTCATCCGCCCACTGCGACACCGACAACGGCTTGCGCGGCTGCAGGGCGCGGGCGAGGACGGTGGCGATGCGTGGGGCGGCGGCGGGGATCATGGCTTGCTACGGCTCCAGTAGCAGCCGCACACACCACACACGCATAGCTCAGCGCCGCAGTTGAGGGCGACGATGCATGACTGACATCCGAGGCAACGTTCGACTTCCCTGATCGGGCTGGCGGCTGCGCTGGTGAAGCCTCCTGTGCGAAAAGCACGGCCGCTAAATGCCCTGCGACAGAACGCGGTGAGAAGATTGCGAAACGTCATGTGGCGTCCGCCTTTGCCGTATCCCGGAACGCCCGGGATATCTCTTCAAGGGCATGCGCCACCTCATCCCACAGCAAGGACCGGCACTTGACCTCATCCGCCTGGGCGGCCACCTGCGGCGCCATCACGTCGACCATGCGCTCCAGGGCGGTACGTAGCGTGGTGCCGGCTGCGGCCAGGGCGCGGTCCACCTCACCGGCATCCAGCAACTTGCCGATGCTGACCAGGTAATCACGCTCGGCGACCTTCGCATCCCACTCCGCGCGGTCGGCAAGCGCCTTGGCGCGGCGCTTGGCGTCGCCGGTGACCAGCGGCTCATCGAACGGCTCGCCAACGTCCGGCGATTCCCGCCCTGAGTCTGCCGGGGTGTTGGCCGCCGCCGCGGTGCGGGCGCGGTTGGCGGCGTGGCGGGCGCTGACGCCGGCACGGCTGGGGTCGCGGGTGGATTCGTACAGGGCGACCGATTCGGCCGCCAGGTATCCCTTGCCGTCCTCGGATAGCACCAGGCGCCCCAGCCGCTTGAGTTCGGTGATGTAGGAGGGTTTGCAGTTCAGCAACAGCGCCAGCTGCTTGCCGGTGACGACGCGAGCGGCCTCAACCATCGGCCTTCCCTCCCTTTCCCTTCCTTCGGAACGAAGCAAAAAGGGGATTTGCGCGTGCGCGTGCGCGACTGTCGGCCATGTCGAGCAATCGCAAGGCCATAGCCGACAGGCAAGAAGCCCGCGCAGCGCGGCGTGTCGTCCATGTCGTCAATGTCGGCCATGCCCTATACGCATGCGAGGCGCATTTGTGCGCCGATAGAAATTCTCTCTCGCGCACGTACGTAGGTGGATAGGCCGACATAGCCGACAACCCAGCTATGGCGTGGGTTTCAAGGCCGACACGATAGGCGACACTTCCCCGCCAATAGACAACATGGCCGACAGCGGCGGTCATGCCTTCCCCCGGTAGTCATTCAGCGCAGCGCGGAAGATGACGGTTTCATCGCCCAGGAAGATCCGTTCGTTCGTTTCGCCTGGATCTGTCCTGCCCAGCATCAAGATCGCGTGCGGCCCCAGCGTGGTTTGATTGATCAGGTAGCGCTTGTACAGCGACTTGACACCACGCTTGCGTTCGATCGCGTTGAGGAACTTGGGCTGAGGCGCCGCCCTCACACCGTCGCGATGGCACCAGAGTTTGTAAGCTTCGTACCATTCCCTGGCAGGCGCGGGCCGCGGCAACAAACCGTCGATGAATCCAGACTCCAGCTGGTCGATGAAACGAAGCGGGCTGTCCAGCGCCAGTCCGATCAATTCATCCTTCGCCGCGGTCTGAGGCGGCAACGTGCCGTTGTTGAAGTCACCCATCTCCACGTGCAACAGGAAGTCGTGCAGCGCTGCTACGCCACCGGCCCGGATCTCCGCCATCACTTCCCGGTAGAATTCGACGCCCAGTTTCTCGGGCGTCCAGATCACCGCATGGCGGCGGTCGTCTTCCTCGAGCACCACGGGCATCGCTTCGTTCGACAGGAACACCACATTGACGTGGTTATGTTCCTCATACGCCGCCATGTTCTTGGGGTTGATGCGGATCCGGTCGCCGGTGATGAAGGCCTTGAGCTTGTTCTTGACGTGGTAGAGGTCGGATCGCGCGATCACCTCGTCTGCGATCAGGAACAGCTTGCGGCTGGCCCAGTCGTTGAAGCGGTCCTCGATGGCGGACTGGTCGATGATCCGGCCGTACTGGCCATAGATACTCATCAGCGCTTCGAAGAACATGTTTTTGCCGGTGCCCTGTGGACCATGCAGCACCAGCGTGGTCTTCATCTTGGCGCCGGGATGCTGGATGGGATACGCGATCCAGCGCAGCACCCATTCGTATAGCTGCTTGGCATTCGACTCGCCGCTGCACATATGCCACAGCAGGTCCAGCAGCTTGTCGCACTTGCCGGCTTTCGGCTGCGTTGGCCAGCCTGCCCACAGGTTGCAGGTCACTTGCGGGTCATCGCCGCCAGGATCGAAGCCGACTTCCGTCACTCGCACGATGTCGCGGTTCGGATGCTCCATCCAGAAGCGGTGGACGTCCTTGCGCACGCAGGCGTCGCGCATGTCGGACAGCGTGACCAGGCAGTGCTCCTGCCGATCGAAGACCGTGCCGCCCTGCCCGTACACCAGCGCGAACCGCTTCAGCAGCTCATCGTAGGATTCGAATGGGCGGATTGCCGCGTTCCCCTCGCCCCCGCTGGTGGTGTTGACCGCGATTTTCTGAGACGGCCGGTTCCACTGCAATTCCGAGAGGCGGGCTTCGATCTGGGTGCGGACGACGTGCAGGCCTTCCAGCGCGTGCAGGTCGTTGTAGTCGGTGAGCTTGTGACCCTGGATGGCGTTTTTCGCTTGGCGCGCTTCTTCATCGGCGAACCGCGGCGCTGCCCAGGCACCGGACACGGCCAGCGCAGCGGCGCTGGCGGCGGTGACGCCTGGGTTGCCGTCGGTGAAGCTGTCGTCGTCGGCGCAGATCATGATCTGCACTCGCTTGTAGCGCTTGCGCAATGCGGCGGCCACTGGGCCCAGGTTGCCGGCATCGAAGGCGATCGCGACCGGATAGCCCGTGGCTTCATGCAACGAGGCGCCGGTGGCGTAACCTTCCGCTACCAGCACGACCCAGTCGGGTGTACCGATCAGGTGGAAGTGGCCCTTCTTCGCAACACCGTAGGGCCAGAATTCCTTGGCGTGCCGCTTGGCCAGTTTCGCCTGGGCGGCGGTGCGCAGGAACTGCAGGCCGTGCAGCTTGCCGGCCGTGTCGAGCAGCGGCAACACCGCGGATCCGGTAGGCGTGAAGCGCAAGCCGTGCGCCCCGACCTTCTTGTGGCGCAGGTATTCGGAGTCGCCGTCGTTGTCCAGGCGGGCCCACATGGTGGCGGCGCGGCGGGCCGCTGTTTCGGCTTCGCGGGCGCGGGCCGCGTCAGCCTTCTTGCGATCTTCGGCGATGCGCGCCTTCAGCGCGGCGCGTTGCTCCTGGGAGAATTCCTTGTCGCGCTTCCGCAGCTCGATCTTCGATGCGCTGTTGTCGTTGCCATGCCACACGCCGTAGCTGCCGACGATGAGCAGTTCACCGCTCGAGGTCTGAAGTTCGTGCAGCATGTACCAGCCGCGCTTCTCTCGGCCGCCACTCTCCACTTTGCAGCGGACCATGCGTGTGGTGCCAACCTGCAGGCTGTCGACCAGAAGGCCAGCGTCGCGCAACTGGGCGAGCACGTCGTCGTAATTCTCAGCCATTCAGTAACGTCCAGCACCGCTGTGTACACAGAAAACGGGGTCCGAATTACCA